ATTACGTTAGCTAATGCAATGAAAGATTCAAAACTAGTATCTGACAAATACATATATGAGTTTATATTCAATATGTCAGAAGAACAATGGTTGCAAGAGCGTACCAATGTTATTGAAGATCTTAAACTTCGTTTCCGTCAAAATCAAATTGAACAAGAAGGTAATGACCCAGCAGTAACTGGAGTGTCATTTGGCACGCCGCATGATTTAGCAACAGTACATATGTCAAGCAATGAAGTTGAAGAAAGAGATGAAGGAGGCCGACCAAAAGAAGGAATTAAACACGGACAACATAAGAATGCATTTGGATGGGATCCTTTCGGCTCAAAACAGTTTAAGCAAGATTTCAACCCAGAGAATCAACGTACTGCGTTCCAGCCAGATCCTAAATTTAGAAACAATGCCGGTAGTGTTGCAGTAGAAAGTTTTGTAAAAAAATTATCAATAAAAAATAATAAAAGTAAACAAATTATATCAGAATCATTAAAAGTTAATGATAGTAACAAAACAGATCGTGATACTGGTACCATGTTAGATGAAAACAATATTTTATAATTACAAACATATTTATTTTAAAATAAAGGCATCATAATCATTATGAAGAAACTAAAACATTCGAAATATAAAAACACGGGTATTTTATTTGAAATGTTAGTTAGGAAATTAACTTCAGAAACATTGTCATCGAATAAATCGTTAACGATTGATATTATTAAAAAGTATTTCGGTCGTAACACTGAGTTATCAAAGGAATTACAACTTTATAACGCGCTCGTTAAAGAACAATTTCGTAGTGAAGCACAGGCTCTAGATTATATTCGTACAGTGAAGTCAGCATATGATAAACTAAATCAAACAGTCTTACGACGTCAACGATATAATTTAGTAAAAGAAATTTCAGAAAAATTCGTATTTGATGATATGGCAAAAATGCATATCGGTAATTACAAAGTATTAGCATCTATTAACATGATCTTTGAATATGAAGAAACAGCAAATCCAAAACAATTATTGGAATGCAAAAACGTAATTATTGATCATGGCAGAGTAACAGAACGTTCACAACCTAAACAAAATGATTTAATTGAAACGTATGAAGCTCAACCAAAAGATATTCGGTTGTTGTCTTATAAAATTTTAGTTGACAAATTCAATGAAAAATACTCTGTATTAGATGAATCACAAAAACAATTGCTTAATAAATATATTACACACGTTAATGATACAACTGCACTACGTGAATATATTCAGGTTGTTATACCGAAAATTAAAACAGAATTAAGCAAACAATCAAAATTAATAACAGATCCTGCAACTAAAATTAAAGTAGCAAAATTATCTGAGATGCTTTGCAATGTAGAAACAATTAAAACAATTAAAGAATCTCATATATTATCATTATTACGTTATTTTGATTTAGTTCGAGAGTTAAAGGAGATGCATTAATGAAATCATTGTTGCGTGAAATGGACGAAAAATTCCGTATGTATGAAGAAACTTGCGATTGCGGTCAAGAAGATTGTGTAATATGCAACCCGGATGAAATTGATGAACAAAATGTAACGGGCGCTGTTGCTGGATTTAATACTCCGGCTGCATTTGCTAAGCCAGGTAAATGGAAAGGCAAGTCAGCTAAATACGAATCAAAATCACCAGTTTCTAAAACATATAAACCTGGATATTATCAAGTTATAGAATTTGACGAAGAAGTTCAAAATGACAAATTTCCATTTTCTATAGATACTGCCGATTGGTACAATAAAGAAGTGAAATATCCATCTTCTGATATAACGCATACACCAGGTACTGTACATAAAAAGGATCACGATCGAAAAACTAAATTAAAGGTTGAAGACGTTCTAGAAAAAAAATATGCAGAACTTATTGAAGGATATCGAGATTATAAAAAAGGTGACGTTAAGCCATCACATAAAGTAAAAGATTCAATTCGAGAAATTGCAAAAAAACTTCAGGAAATCGAAACAATTATTGGACACACGACACGTTTAAAAAATGAATCTGGAGTAGCTGCAACAGAATATGGACCAGCAACATCAAAAGCGTTAACAAAAATATCAGAACGTTTAATTAAAATATCAGAGCGAGTAAGAGCACTAGGAGAATAATAACATGACAAAACAACGTTTAGTAGAATATATGCCATTTGTTCCAATTGGTTCATTAACAGAGTCAAATGGTGCTGCATATGGAATACCTGGTGGTTTTGTAGTACAAGGAGTTTTGCAGCGCGCTGGCGCAAAAAATCAAAACGGCCGAATATATCCACGACATATTTTGGAACGAGAGTGTCGTAGATATGAACAGGAGTATATTTCACAGCATCGAGCACTAGGGGAATTAGATCACCCAGAATCTTCAGTAGTTAACTTAAACAATGTATCACATAATGTTTTAAAAATCTGGTGGGACGGCGATGACTTAAAAGGAGCAGTGCAAATATTAGATACTCCGTCAGGTAAAATTCTTAAAGAATTATTTAAAGCTGGCATTACTTTAGGAATTTCATCACGCGGTCTAGGCTCCGTTAAAGAATTGCGAAGTGAAGGTACTGTAGAGGTTCAAGAAGATTTCGAATTAATTTGTTGGGACTTTGTGTCAAATCCTTCTACTCATGGGGCTTTTATGCGTCCTACGCGCATGAATGAATCGGTTAGCAAAAATAATAATATAAATAAATACAATAAAGTTAATAGCATCATTACATCAATTTTATGTGACGATGGCAAATGCAGGATATAATATGAGAACACCAAACTTAAAGTTTATATTAGAGACATTGATGGAAGATAAACCAAAGCCAATGACTCGTGAAGAAAAACAAAAATTTGTACAAGAAGTAGCAAACTTTTCAGCACTAGGAGATTCAGTTTACGGTAAAGGTGATCTTGAGCAAATTGTAGAGCGCGTAAAAAACATTGTTGAACGAGCAGATCGTATCATGACGGAAAGCGAGGATATGATTTCAAATGTAGCTATGAAAAAAGTTAATAAACGTATGTATGAAGATTATCGAGATTTTGAAGCTGCAGCACGAGAATTAAAAGAAGCACAGGATCGAATGGCACTAGCTTATGAAAATATCGGACAACATTTGAATCGATATTTTGATGTTAATTAATTGGATGATGAAAAAAAATTATTTATATTAAAGGTATAAAATGAATAAACTAAAAAAATTATATAAAGAGTTTTTTGGATTAACTGAACAAGCAGTAAAAAAGCATCCAGTAGTTCCTGGATTAGATAAAGCAGATACAGTAAATTTAGCAAATTACAATAAAGAGTTAAAAAAGACACAAGATCTCATGAAAGGCATGACATCGGAAGAAATTGATGAAGCTCGTTTAGATAATCAAATTACTGAATATCGCGGCGGCGTTGAAATGGTGATGACGGACCCATCAATGGCTAAACAAACACTCATGGATATTATACAATGGGCTGAACGTAAAGGATTTACTGTTGTAACTAAAAAATTATCTAAAACTGGTAAGAGTGCATATATTTATTTTCGTTTAGGAGAAAACCCAGGAAAAGAAGCACAACGTATTCAAGGGTATATCTCACAAAGTCCTGGGGTGAAACATTTTAGATTCAATGTTCGAGGCGAACAACAATCAACTCCACGACAACCAACTGTATAAAAATCAAATAAAGTTATATGAGTAAAAAAGTAAAACAACATCAACAAATTGTACCTGGCAATGCATTAGCAGTACATGTTGTAGGAAAACAACGAGAAGATTTAGCACATGCATTGAAAACATGGAAACGAAAAGTTAAATCTGCAGGAATTTTAGAGACAATTAAAGATCGAAAAGAATTTATCAAACCTGGTGTAAAACGAAGAAAACAACGACAACGAGCTCAATTTATGCAGATGGTTCGAGATTTGCATGCAAAATAAAATATATTAAAATATAAATATTTTTAAGCCCTAGCTAAAAAAGTTAGGGCTTTTTTACTGTTTTTTCTTTTCTGCATATATTTATTTTAGAATACGCTATTCTTTCTCTCTTATATAGCGTCTATATTTATTAAAAATTCTATTAAGATTTCAAATAATCTTATTTCCAAAAAACAAAATTTAGGAGTAAAAAATGGCAAAATCAGATTTGCTAAAAGAAGCAATCGCAGATGCTCGTGCTGTTAAAGAAACTGCATTAGCAAACGCAAAGATCGCACTTCAAGAAGCATTCGCTCCACGTTTAGAAAGAATGTTAGCTACAAAGTTAACAAATGAAATCGAAGGCGAGGAAGAAGAAATGTCTGCAGAAGTTGAACCAGAAATGGACGCTGATATGGACATGGACATGGGTGCTGAAGAAGGCGGAGAAGAAGGCGTAAATTGGGTTGACAATGATATCTCATTTGAGGTAGGCGGTCAATCATATGACGCTGAAATTGGAAATCCAATGGAAGATGACATGACAGGTGACATGGATGCAGAGATGGAAGATGATATGTCTGCAGAAGTTGAACCAGAAATGTCTCCAGAAGATGAGTACAATGAAGGATATGATGAGATGGAAGAAGATCTTAATCTTGAAGCAATTATCCGTGAGTTAGAAGGTGACTTAACTGAAGCAGATGAAGAAATGGATGCTGAAGAAGAGCCTGTAGCAGAAGGATATGCTGAAGAAGATATGGAAGAAGATTATAACATCGATGAAATCATTGAATCAATCCTACGTGAGGAAGAAGAAGGTGATGTATCTGCACAAGATGAAACTGGTGAAGTTGAAACAATGCGTGAAGAATTGGAAGAAGCATACAAAACAGTTCGCCAATTAAAAAGCATTATCAATGAAGTTAATCTTTTAAATGCAAAACTTCTTTACACAAACAAATTGTTCCGCAATTTTGAATTGTCAGAAGGTCAAAAAATGAAAGTAATTGAAAACTTTGATCGTGCTGGTAATACAAGAGAAGTAAAATTAGTATTTAGTACGTTAGCTGAATCATTCAAACGTCCAACTGCTAAAAAACGTGTAGTTAAAGAGTCGTATGCATCTAAACCAGTTGCAACAACAGCTCCTAAAAAA